GGGTATTTTCGCGAAGACCCCCCCTTATGGTCACTCGTCGTTGACTAATGATACTTTCCTATACAAACCAATGATGTTGTACTTTACAATTTCATCTATTGCTCTTTCAATCTCAATTGATTCATCTAACGGACTCATATCATTAGATAGTTTAGCTACACTGTCTAACAATTCATCTGTATAATAACCCATAGATCTATCAAACGCACGCCATTCATCATTCTGTATGAATGGATTAAAAGGGTTATTAACAGTTGTCAGCATATGCTCTTTCATCATAACCTATTCCCTTCATATTTATTCGCTTTGAATGCTGTTAATCATAGTTGTTGATAGTCCTAGTTGTTCTGCTATCTCTATTTGAGTGTAGCCTCTAGCTAACATTCGTTTCACTTGTGCTTTCTTAGCAGGTGTTACAGTTTTTATAGTACGAGGTGTTGCTAGTTCTTTGATCCGTTTCGCGTCGGCATTAGCTATGATCTGTGCTAGCACGTTGTTACTAAAAGCGCCTGATTGCATCGCTTCCCATTCACGATCATTGATCTCTATCTTTTGTTTCTTAGCACCAACTCTGGCACGAGCATCTTCTAATTCTCGATTCTTTAGTTTCTTGAGTTCATCACTATCCATATCCGGATGTGCTGCTGTCTTTGCTTTAACATTAGCATTACCTATAACCATTGCTTGTCTCTCTAGGGGAGCGTTCTTTAATGCTATGTTTAAACGTGCTTTTAAAGTGGCAACTTCTTTAGCATAAGTTACTTTAGCTGAGGGCGATTGATGTATGGTTGGTGTATTCATAGCTGCAACTCTAGCATCACGTGCCATAGCTTTTAATTTATTAGCATGTTCTGCATACACTGTCTCCATTAATGTACCTGATGATAACTCAAATGCATCATCATGCTCATGCATTCTGGTAGATGGTATTTTCTTAAAAGCTGTTTTAATTATTGTGTCGGGTTCGTTTTCAATTCCTTCGTGATAAGGAACTTTCTTAGTAACTTTCCTCACTTTACCATCAACATCTTTTTCCATTGATGTTTTATAAAATTGAGAATAAGTTTTTCCTGTATATTTATATACTTGTCGCCCAGACTTATAATTAGCAAGTTCTTCAGGAGTCATTCTTTTTGTATTTCTTGTAATGTTTCGTTCATTAACTCTAATATCAGAAGATGCTTTTGAAATTAAAGTTGAAGCGCCTCTTTGCGCGCCACCTTGAAACTCTTTTTTTAATTCGGCAATACCATTTTCCACAAAAGAACGTTTATAATCTAATTCGTGTTTTTCAGCATCAATGACAACCATTGAATGTTTAACAGCTCTTGCTATTTTATCTTGAGGCGCGCCTCTTATTGTCATATCAGTAATTAGATTAGAAACGTTACCCATTTCTATACCTTTAATTCTTTTAGTCATTACGGGCATTCCTGGATAAGAACGATATTCAGATCGGGGGTCGAAACCTTTTAGAGATGTTAAACCAGGACTAGTTCCGATTAAACCTTTATTATTTGGTATGACTAATACGCTATCGCCATCAAAATCTGCTCCAGATAGTCTCTCGGCTACATTAGGATGTATTCCTATTCCGTCTACTGATTGACCTAACATTCTTTTTCCAGCAAGATTTTTATTGTTAACAATTAATTCTGGAATTTCAAAAGTACCAGCATGTGGATATCTTATCAAAGCCACTTTTGTTCCGTTATCATAATTAGGAGCATAAACTTCTGATTCTTTAATTTTAGTAAGTGGCAAGATGACATGCGATTGTTGCCTTGGCAGTGCCGCTGCTTTCAAATGAACTGCTTCTGAATCACATTCATCAGCAAACGATTCTAACAATTTCTTTTGAACAACAGGATTAGTGTAAGACATAATATCATTAAACTCATCTTTTTTAATATCATATCTAATACCTAATTGTTTTTTGGCTAAAGCTGGAAGTTGTTTTGATAACACTTGCGATGATAACGTTTTCGACCATTTGCCCCAAGAACCTTCTTCGCCCGCACCTTCCTTTGAGCCTACTATATTTAAAGCAGATAACTGTTCTTTTCCATTTTTATCTATATAATGTCTTTGTCTAATAGTCGAACCAAACGGATTATCAGAATCAATTTCTATAAGTTTTTGTTTCTTGAAAACTTCTTCTTTAGGTGTTCCTTTCTTTTTGTTTGTATTGTATATGATATCTACGCCTTTAGGAAAGTCTTCAGAATCAGCGTAGATAGCCATACCTTTCATATAATGTGTACCATCTACACCTATTCGAACTTGGGCATATCTCTTAGTTCCTAATGAAATATCTTCTACACCATTGCGAAGTTCTATAACTCCATCTTTTAATCTTCCACCTTCATCACCATGGCGAATTAGAACTCTTTTTGAATCGACATTTTTAATAGGTTCGATACTTCGAAAACTTCTTCCACTATCTTCGGAATAATCGGTTATTAACTTTATATTATCTTTATTTTTTCTGACTTCTGATTTAGTAGCACCTGGTTTGGCTATAACCATCATTGATGTGTCATGTCCTGTTCCTAATTGACGAACAGGAATATAATAGACTGGATAACCTTCTTGCTTTAAAAGTTCTATAGCTGTTTTTAATCTTGTTCTACTAACACCTATGTGTCGTTCTACACCTATGCCGACGTCAACATATTTTTTCTTAGCGACAGCCTCTTTAATTATATTGGCAGTTGCTCCTGTCATATTAGATCTTTCTTGCATAGTTGTATTTAAGAAATTTCGAACAGAAGACTCATTAATGCCGCCCATGATTTCGCCAATTTTAACATTAGAATATCCTTTGTCATGCAGGCGAACAGCACGAGCCGATTGCGATTGCCATTCAGCTGCTTTTTCTAAAGACATTTTATTACGAACTTGTTGAGTGTTCACACCCATACTTTTTGCTATATCAACCTGGCTTATACCTTGTTTTCTTAAAGATAAGACATGGTTTCTAAAACTTAAATTTCTTTGTGGGTCGTCGCCGGATCCCCAAGGATATCTACCTGAATGTCGAGGTGTTCCAATATGCTTTAAGACTTTCTGCATAACTTACTCTCCATTCTTAATTTTTTCAATCCTCTTATCAAATATAATAATTTTTTCCATGATTGAACGTACATCTTCAGGAAGTGGCGTATAAACTATAATCTCATTTGACTGATACAATCGCAATTCAATTTTAATATCTTCTGGTTGAACACCGTATTCTAAACAGAACAAGGCCACATAAACCATAAGTTGATCCATAGATGCTGGTATAACACCTGTTTTTAAATCGTGGATTCTAAGAAAGTTCCTTCTAAAACAAATAGCATCTGGTGTTCCAAAACAATTCTCTGAATAATATAAAGGCTGCTCTGTAGTCATTTTATAACCTATAGCATCATTAACATAAAGATTTAATGTTCTCTTAGATTTTTCAAGTTTCTCACCTAATCGAACAGCTTCAGCCGCAAAAGCGTGCAATCTTGTTCCATGAATATTAGCTAAATATTTAACAAAAGAAATATCTAGTTTTTCATCATTGTAATTTATCCAATGATATTTACTAGCACTTAGAAAGGCGTGTTGCCCTTCAAGATTCAAATGCGCATTGAAGTTCATCTAAAATCTCCTCTTCATTATTAGGATAGATAAAATCTGAAAACGACATATCATTAAGATACTCAACATAATATTCTTGATTAGGTTGTCTATCAGCAAACTGACTTTCTTTGCATTCTAGAGCAGCCCATTTATCTTTATATAGAATTAACAAATCAGGAAATCCTTGAATATAATTAGGATCATTTTTTAGAATCACACAACCTGGAAATAAGCTTTCAAGTTTCTTAATTAATTTAGCTTGAAAAACACTTTCTAACATTGTAAGTATCTCCTTCAAACAAAAAAAATAAGAGAAGACATTCCTATCCTCTCTATAATAGCATATGTTTTTCTAGCGAGAAGCTTTTTTCGTTAAAGTTTTGTTTCTGGTCCAAAGCCTTTGTTATCGCAACATCAATTTCTGACTTAGAGCGAATATGATAATAGTAAAGATCTGTAAACGGAGTGTTAAGTCTATCTATTCGCCCAGCCGCCTGCACCATAGTTTTATATGAATAATTTTGGGAGTAAAAAATAATAGCATTTGTATCTATACAATTCCACCCTTCCGCGCCAGCAGTATATTGAACTAGATACGCCCACGATTTTGTTTTTGGAATAGGTTCATGTTTATGCCCATTCCATTCTGCTATTTGAATTGGTAGCGATCTAAGAATATCAAGTTCATAATCGAAATTATAAAATATAATTACCTTGGATCTTTTTTTTATTATTTGTTTTATAAGACGCAATCTAGATTCATCAATATTTACAACCTTTCTCATAAGATAACATAATTCACTAATATTACGTATTGGTTTATTTTTGTACACATTCCATCTTCTTTTTGTTACTTGATTAAATAAATCTTCACTAAAAGTTGCAAACACAATCTCATTGTGTGGTATAGTTTGTTTTTCATATTTCATATTAACCGTAATCATTTGTCTAAGTTTTAGAAGTTTTCCTTGCTCAACATAACGATCAACTTTTGGAAATTTTAAAAAAGAGTTATAGATAACATGCTGCCTTAAGAATTCGGTTCGATTTTTATAGAAGCCATTAGCTATGAACACAGGTATATAATCCATCCAACTATCTCCAGGAGTAGCCGTAAGTAAAATCCAATTATTCTTCTTTGTTATCTTTAAGAAAGACTTAACCCATGCGCCAGAACCAACAACTCTCTGTTCATCAAAAATAAAGAACGCTTTTTGAACATCAACATATTTTTTGATATTATTCCAAGAATCAACAATAAGTCTAGTCCCGTGAAGACCTATGTTCTTTTTAGTCGATACTAGAAGAGAAGCGGCTTCTCTTTCCCAATCAAAAGTGTCACGTTTTCTTGCAGTCGTAATAACATAAACATCTTTATTTCTTTCATTGATAATATAATATGCTAATGCTGTTCTTGATTTACCAGAACCGACCCCACCACAAAGGATGGAGCCGTTCTTTATTTTTGTTATCGCCTTTTCTTGATGCTCGAAAAGTTTAATCTTCATCGATTTGGCAAGTGCCATCACAAACATCGCAATTACCGCAACCACCTATGGCATCAATCGCCGCATCAGGAAGATTATAATATTTTGATTCGAGTTCATCTTCCGCGATGGTAACATACAAAGATTTAGCATAAGCTTTTACTCCTGATTTTCCATGAACATCCCATTGATAAGGGTTAACTAAAACATCAGCAGTAGCAATCTCTGCAAAATCTAATATATGGAGATCACTCTCAGCAAGAAGTGTTTTTCCACGCTTAGATATGATAACAACTTTCGGCGGTATATTTTCATATCTAACTTCAACCGGTAAATAAGGAATACGATCGACACCTTCCTCTTTTGGTTCTAACCATTTTACGTTCCATCCATCGTCTTCCATAAGATAAGCAACCATAGTAAAGAAACCTGGGCCGATTGCAGGAGCTGTAACTACTCCCTGACCGCCTCGATAATTCGCATCTACTGGCACTAATATGTCAAGGAATACACAAAAATTTCTTCTTCCGGCAGGATTGTAATCTCCTTTTTTTCCTGCAAAATTTCGCATATGGATTGGTATTTTAACGCCTTCTAATAAAATATTATTTAGTTTTTTCATAGTTTAATCCCCTTTCAAAATGGTAACGCATCATAACCTAATTTACATTCATTTTCTTTTTCATTAACGATCCAATGTGGACACCCTTGGCAATCAAATTTATAACATGTGGTAATCGGTTCTGAGCTGACAAATTTATTAAAATCTCCAAACCTCGATATATTCTTAATAGCTGCATCTACTAGATCTTTATAAAATCCTACATCGATATCACCTTCTTTACCTAATTGCTTCACGACTTCTGCTTCTAACCAACGATAACCTTTAGAACCAGTAGCGGCATAGAATTTACCATCTTTCTCTCTTAATAGCACACCACCTCCACACCCAGTTTTAATCGGACAGAACGAACCCACCCCGCCAATGAAATGATAGTCGTGCTCTCCTTCACTAAGAAACTCATTCATATCAAGATATAAAGCGGTGCTAACCGATTTCGTTTCACACATATCTTCAAACATAATCGGTTCTTTACTAAACAATGTCTTAAACACATACGGTTGTGCGAATTGAGAGCCTACAGCTTTCCATTTTCCAGCATCTTCACCATCCTTAACCTTAGCAATATAAACAGCGTCATTAACTAAACAAAATTTCTCGTAAGTAGCCTCATGCTCAAATTCATAACCGTATTTTCCTCCAAAATCTTTAACAAATTGTATAATTTCTGGAGTTGCGTGCGGTATTGGTATCTTTATTGAATCTGTTTTTATATGAGCTACAATAAAACCTTTTTCTTGCGCGGCGTGTTTCAAATCAACCATAAATAAAGCCCCACGTTTCGCAACTATATTGTCGATATTGCGAGGATCCTTGAACTTGTTTTCAAATTTTGCCGACGTTAATCCATAAACAATATTGATAATAATCTTCAACGCATACGATAAAGCTTTTGAATCTTCTTCTGTGGTAAGATATTTTGCTAATATACCACCTAGCATCTTCTTTGCTTGATCATACTTTTTCTTCTTAATAGCAACTCGTGCTAATACTAACTGCTCGAAGTTTTTTGTGTACGGTCCAAACAAATCAAGAATTATCAAACTTCTAGGGTGCATAGACACAACATCTAAAAGTGTAGTATCATTATACATCCCGGGTTCCGCATATACATATCCTCCTTCACCAATTACTTCATCTCGATATGTGCTTTTTCCAAAATCATAAACATACCCAGGAAACATCTCATTAAGTTTTGTGTAGACAAATCTATCTTGAGGTCGTTTATCATTACCAAATATGATTCTTGAGGTATGCATCTGGGTAGTATCATTGATAGACAATCCGCTCAGATCTGCTAGAATTTCTCTAGCCACAAAGTCTTGTTTTCTTGCATGGAATACAGCTTCCGTAGAATCAACATCATTTCCACAATATTCGGCAACCTTATTCCATAAATTTTCTGGAACTGGTTTATTCCAATCATACCCTAATTCCTGATGATGAATTCCTAATTCAATCTGAAACTTTTTCAATTTTTGTTTCTTTGAGGAGAAATCATACACATCCGCATATGAGAGATTATATGCCTCCCCAAATAAAGCATTCTTGCTCCCATTGATTATCTTTTGACTTAATAAATAGAGTTGTGCATTATCATATCCAATATACCTCGCATACAAGATATGATTATCATATCGACGACAGTTGAACCCAACTAATTTTAACTTTAGTATTTCTTCAATTTCAGAAGAAGAGGGGTTTATCATTATAACTTTATTCTTACCCTCAAATTTCCAGACAACAATAAATAAATTTGGAAAGATTTCAACATCGAAGAATGCAAGTTCGTTAGATGAATGCTCAGGCATATCTACAACACTTGACTCCTCGCTTTTAAAATGCATTTTAGCAACTAACTTTACACAATAGTCTGCTTGATTTGTACTATTATTAGCAAACGCCAAAATCTTAGGACGGAAATCTGTAACATCAAAAGGTATTCCAGAATTATAAGCCTCTTCAAGTATTGTATAAATAAAATCAATACTCGGTTTCGTTCCTGGATGTATCTCTTTGTTTAGGTTCTTTTTTATAAGCGATCTAATGCCTTTCTCGTTTTTAACAACATCGAAGTTGATCATTTTTTCTCCTTTTAAAGGCAATCCTGATTTGATAGTTTTTATCGGTAGATTGTTACATTTGGTAAGTTTTCTTCGAAGAGCACTTTTACCAATAGGTAATTTTATTTCGATATCATCACCATAAACTTGACTAAGATTTTTTACATCGCCATCATAAATATAATGAAGATGTATGCCTTGCCCACTTTTACTAAGTTCTGCATAAGTAGGAGGCCATTTACTAGCCGCTTCGAGATTCAATTCAAGAGATTTTTTCCCATTCTCTTTTATGTCAAAATCTATAACAATATGATTTTCTGGAACACGAACATAATGTAATTTATTTGTTTTTATATCATGTAGTCTAGTTTGCACGTCACTCCATTTTTCGATAGGTTTCTGTTTCTCATCATCAGAAGCATATTGTGCAAAACATTCGCTATAGACCTTGTCGAATATGGAATCGTTACAATCCAACACTAATGAATTTGGAATTTCTTCTTTTACAGGGGTTGTATTCGTAAACTTACTATGGATAAATTTCTCATAATAACTTCGAACCTGTTTTCCATCTACTCTGGTCACATCATAAAAGTTCTTAAAATAACTTTTCAATTCTTCTCTGAACCTATGTCTTGGAAGTTTAAAATCAATCAATGCTTCATCGCAATACACTTTATACATCTCATAACATTGTGTTAATGATACCCCACTCTCTGTTTTAAAGAAATCAAAATTGGCCTCGACGAAATTAAAGAACACGTCTGTTTGGAGCATCATTTCAAGAGGCCGATAAGATGAATAATAATTCTTACCCATCTTTCTATACACACTCAGACAATGCTCAGCGATTGCCCCTAATTCAAAATCAATCTGGGACATCAGAGTTTGATAGCGTCTTGTTGGTATTCTTTTACCAGAAGGACGAACATCAATCAATCTTCTAATTATCCCAGACTTAGCATCTGCAATCTTTACCGGTTTATTAGTTGCCATGAATAAGAAGCAATTAACCCTTGCCATATATGAGGGTTTATACTTCTCATTCATAGTTATCTCTTCGTGTGAGACGATCGAGTTGAATTTCGAGTTATCCTCGATCTTTGAGAGGTCGCCATCGTGTTGAATTGCGACAAGTGGATTTGCTTTAAATACTTCAGTGGCGAACGCATTGTTCCCTGATGTAAGTGCTTTTGCCTCAAACGTTGTATAGTAGCCTTCGAAAAGTTTCTGGATAATGTTAAGAATTGTTGACTTACCCGCACCAGCTTCTCCATAAAGGACAAGAAATTTTTGTATAGATCTCGCATCACCTGCAATAATCGATCCCACAGCCCACTCCAATTTGGACCTCTCATCGGGGTCGTATAGCGATCCGATAATCTCATCATACGCCTCGCACGCTCCCTCTTCTAAATCGTATTTCAATCTTCTACTAACATGATCACTTTTTTTTATCTTAGTATTAGCAAATGTCAATTTTTCATCTAACTGATGGGAGTTGTCAGAAATGTTTTGCATATATTTTCTAAACTCCGCCCACGATTTGGTAGAAAAGTCGCTCATTAATTTTACCTGGACACTACCATCTGTTTTAGATAATACTGCATTTTTATATTCGAGAAGATCTTTATCAACTATTCGTTGCACATCATATTCATCTGTGGACCATATTTCTCGTTCTTCATCCCAGATGGCATAAAAAGATCTCCCTCTAACCATTAAATCTTTTGAGCGACATACTCTAAAATCCGGATAGATTTCTAGGACACCATTTTTTGTGCTCCTTTCTTTGACTCTATAGAAATCCATAGTGATCCCCTTTCAAAAACTAAAATAACCATAATATAAATTTTACTGTTATTGCAATGATTGCCGCTCCTATACACACAACAATAAGTGTGCCACAAATATCAATAGCTTCCTGTTTCATGATTTTCTCTCCTTTCAAGAGTTTGTTACGCTGTTACGTTTTTTTGTTACAAATGAAACTTATATATATAATATTTCTACTATATAATAGTTTACAAAAAAAGTGTAACAAGTGTAACACGAACCCTAGAACCCTTGCGGCTCTAAGGCTCAACCCTGTTACACTTTTTTTTAAAAACGTAACATTGTTACACTTTTTTGTCACACTTTTTATTTTTTGATGTTTTTTTACGAAAAGTCTTTTTAAAAAGTGTAACAACTGTAACAGAATTGCTACACAATTTGGTCTTCTAAATAGTATCTTTCGAGAATATAATCGCTCATTTGATACCAAATTTCGACCTTTCTTTGATCTTTTTTACTATGTCTCAATGGGAACAATCCACCCAAACCGTTACGCCGATACCCCCTATCGAGAATACCATCTATTATTAGGTCGAATGCCCATTTTCCACCCATAGCTTCAAAATCATCATCACTAAAATTATTTAGAGCGCAATTGGTCATCAAAACCCAAAACCATTCGGCAGTTCGATCTTTATCCAATTCCTCATTGAGAATTGAGTTCATCCTTCTAGCTAGACCAATCAGCATTTCAAAGACTGTACATTCTCCCGCTATTATACTAGTTAGACCTTCTTCTGCTAGAAATTCTTCTCGCAATTGTTTACCGTCCATACCGCGGTTTTCATCATTCGGCACTGTCCAATAAAAATTTCTTCGATGAAGATGTTTTGCCGGCACTGTCCAATAAAAATTTCTTCGATGAAGATGTTTTGCGAGAAGATAATAACTAGAAAGTTCTGTGTTTATGTCGACCGTTTCACACAGCCACTGAAAGTAACTATTACTTCCTGAGTTCATCTATCTTCTTCCTCCTTCTTATCTTCTTAGGCGGTAGGGGTTCAACCTCGTTCTGAGGGCAATACCCATAAGTTTTTACAATTTCGTAATCGATCATTAAATCTCGATTACGAATATACACAACGTCAGGATCCATAGACCCCATCCCAAATTGTAATAAAGCATCGTGCCCTATTAACATGATCCGTTCATCAATGATGACATCTTGATCATCTATCAAAGTATCATCGTCCGGATAATATCTAATAGTCAATTGCTCATGATTCTCCATACCATCATGAAATTCGTCAACCGTGATTAGATAAGGACCGGGATCCTGAACATTTTCGTCTTCACTGGTAGCCGCAGATTCGTAATTTGCGAGATGGGTTTTGTATTCAAGTTTTGGAAGACCATTTTGCTCTTCATAACTATCTTCGAAATTATCTCGGAATACTCTTTTTACTCGCGCTGTTCGTTCTTGTCGACGTCTTCGAAGATCGTTATCTAAACCAGCCGCAAAATCATCTTTAAATTCATCTAATCCTTTTTCTATCATTTTTGTAGTTACAAAATAAGTTACCACACTACCAGTAATCGCTCCACCAACAAACCATAAAACTTTCTTCAACATTTTTATTCCTCCTCTTCATTTGGGTAATATAATTCTACTCTTTGTCCCCACTTATTATAGACCACCATATCTTGTTTAAAAGCTTTGAATATGAAATAATCATTCGGTGTGATGGTTGGAAATAGCATGAGTATAGGGAACCCGCATTCGTCTATCATACAGTTTTGTTCTTTGTCGTAATATAGACAATAGGGATCCTCTAAATCGTCGTAATTTAGGGCATTATTTAACTCATTATCCATTTTATAAACTCATAGAACGCTATACCCGATGCAAAACCAATCACTCCAACTATTATAGGGGTTGACATCCTTTTTAGTGGATTAGCATTAATCTCTTCAGCAAGATGCCAGTCATCATCAATAACAATTAGATTCGGTTTATAACCACTATCGACAAATTCATGTTTTTTATTTCTTTTACTCATATTATCCTCCTTAACGTAATAGAATCGCTAATAGAATTACGGCAAGAAATGCTGGAAGAATCCGATTGATAACGAAAGTCGGCATTGAGAAATATTCTCGTCCTTTCGCCTCTCCAATCATGAAATCATGAACCTGTTCTGGGGTTGTGTGCCTTGGGAAGAAACAGATATCTGTACCCTCTTTATCTATACCGGTTCTTTTTAGGCATTCTATATCGGCAGGCGATAATGTTAGCATGATAGGCTCAATATCACTATCGTAAGATTGATCCGCGATCTTTACTCGCATCTGGTGACCCTCCTAATATAATTTTTTCAAACAATTCTATGAGAATCTTTTTCTCATCCTCGGTGAATTTAACAAATTCATAATCCTTGGGTTTACTAAGGGCTTTGGAATTTCGGTCCATCCTCACATCCCCCGCTTTTTCTTTCTTTTTACTCAATTACCCCCTTAACTGATAGTGAATACATAATCATTCCTTTTATTACGTCATCATGTGATATTTTAGAAACATCTGTGATTCGTACTTTAAGGGAGTGGGTTCCTGTTCGATCACGGAATGATTTTTGAAAAACTGATAGCGATGGTTCTTGAATTAACTTCAAGATCGTATCATATATTACTAAGGCTTCATGCTCATTCGGTCCATAATATTGAATCCATGATACAACCTGACCAGGCTCTAATTCTCCGTTTTTCATCAATGAAGCGCCTCCGTATCAATTCCATTTTTCCAGATTTCGTATTCATTATCTGATAACTTTTGCCAAGATAAAAGTGTGTAGCCCGCCTTAGGATTTAATTTACTCATGTTAGACTGCCACCGAAGAGGGTGACCAAGAATAACAGTATTTGCAAATGTCATTGTTGATTTAATGGTAAATGCAAAACTAATATGATATTTATCCATTCAAATACTCCTCCAAATCAAAACAAGTGAAATGGTCATACACATATAAATCTGGATAATCCATTATGTCGCGATAGAAATTACCGGATCCAATCGCATTGAACCCGGCTTCCTCTCATATTTTGTCGTGGATTACCCCATCAACGTTGAAGTCGAGTAAGATACTTCGTTCGTAGCCATTAATGAAATTACGAGCGCCTTCGTATTCCATATTATAGAGTCCGAAGTCAACATAATTATCGTTATCATCTCCTAATATCCACCCAACAACCGCTCCTGCTTGTGAACGAGGAACACCGAGTAAATCATACACCTCGTTCAAGAATACATGGCCTCGAGCTACTAACAGATCATTGGCGTAACTCTGTTGACATTTAAGAAATATCATGTTGTATTCGGGAGTTTTAGACCAGTTAGTATTTGATTCTTCAAAGAATCGAGCATAACTACTAAATTTATTTGGATCTAACTGTGTAACTGTTTCTTTAATCTTGATGGTTTTACCATTTTCATCCTTTTGGATACGAGTGATTGTCTTCTGATGCACTCCTGTTTTAAACTCTCGATCTTTGTCTACACCCAATTCATTAACAACTCGACGACGATAGTCTTTAAAACTACCATCTATGGCTTTATAAGCGGCAACAAGCGCCAGATTTCGAGCTTTCAACATTCCACGTCCATTAAGAATACTATATATAGAAGCAAAACCAAGAGCAACCGATGGCCCATACAGCTTCAATACTTTTAGACTAGTTTGAAGATAGACCGCCGCAATATCTTTTTGCACATCAAATTCGGTATATTTTTTTGATAAAGGTTTCCTTTTAATGGCTTTTATTTTCTTCTGAGCCTCGTCAATAACACCTTCCATTTTTATGGTGGCTTTGTAACTTAGAACCCCAGTTGCAAATAACCCAACCGCGCCTAAACCAATAAAGATTTCAGGACTTACTCGCTGAAGTGTAAGTAGTTTAGACCCCGCAGTTCTGGTTAAAACGTTTTTAGCCACTTGTAATTTGTTCATTATTAATTCCCTCCACTGTTATTAATTTATTATATAGATCCACTGCTTGTTGGTCTTTGAAAGTATTAACATATACGTAATCTAGACCTACTCGTCGAATAACCGATAATACAGTGACTTTTTCGTCCTTAGAATGGTCAAATCCTATGAATAATGTTTCACTGACATCCAACAAGAGAGGTTCCCTCTTTTCATTCTTTTTTTTAATAATATCAGCTAACGCTCGATGGTGTATCTGATCCAACATATTTGACATACTAATCAAATGTCTTATTCATCTCCTTATATTAATATAGTTATCTGATTCTATTATATTTTCGGTTAACGCTTTCATCTTGATCCAAAATAGGTCCTCAATTCTCCCTTCAAAAAATATAATTTCTTCTTCACTTATTTCGGTTTCAAACTGGATTTTATGTGTATTAATCTCCCATGGATCACCATCGGTTACACGTACAATAATATGCATTTTACGCATTTTCATCTCTCCTTAACCTATCAAGATGGGTCTTGGTAAATCTATTATATATCCGCCACCTCGTGCTGGTTGAACACTTGCCCGACTAAGGTTCTCCCAACCATATTTTTGATCCGTGAAGCTGGCTTCAACCCCTACTAGACTATAGAAGTAATCCACTCCTACCACACCAAATTCTTCGATGTTATCAATTAATAAGTTAAAGACATCAACCGCATCCGCTCGAGATTCAAGAATTATATCATTCATATTGTGCGTAGAACGATTACGGGGATTTCGAGTAGGATTATCTCTCCTAAGACTTGAAGCGCCAGTATAATCAACAAAAGGGCGCCCTCGATCTCGTCTTCCACGAGGATTTACACTTCCGCCAAAGAGTAATCTCTCAACACCTCCACTCACCATATCTGAGAATGTCGTTTTAGCTGCCGGAACGAGTACATCATGTAAAACATAAGAAACCACGTTACTTAGATTCTCGCCTAGAAATGTTTCCGCGATTCTCTTCCCCAGGGATTTTTTTCGGGTGATAATCTTACCTTTAATAACTTTTCCTGGTTTTTTTGATTCTCCAGGATTTAGCATCTTTGATTTATGAGAATTAGATCGAAAACCAACATCGATACTACTATATTGAGTTTGGCCTAAACCCTCAACCTTTATCTCGCTCATTTACCCAACTCCTCCAATTCAAAAAAATATAAGGCTACTTTCGTAACCCTATACTTCCTTTTACAATTTCTTGCAACGTTTTTGAACTTCATTTCTGATTTTGATGTCTTTTACATGTTGTTTAAAGCTCTTGACTCCCGCATCGATATTCTTAAATACCGCGCCAGTTATAGCTAGATCTATCACAATTGTGCCTATACCTACTAAGTTTTTCTCTACAAAACCCATAGTTGCTGGCACACTAGCTTTAATCACGCTATTCACGACACTATTTACTCCTGCCGATGCAATTAACCCTGTCACCATTCCAAACATTTCAAAAACCCCTTTCAAAATTTTTATTTCTATTATAGGGTATGTAAATTTAGCGAAAGGGGAAAAGAAAAGCTGCTAAGTTTCCTTAACAGCTTTTTCGAAGTCCATACTTCCAGATTATTCGGCAATTACTTCTCCTTCAAGCTCCGTAATCTCTTGATCTTCCACGTCTTCCAAGTACTCTTGGTTTCCTTTCGATGCTAAATAGCTTCCTAATACTAGTATTACTATTGCACCTCCGGCTACCAAAGCCCTCTTTACTGTGAATACACCACTGTTTTTTACTACACTGAATAAGTTTTTCATCACTTTTTCCTCCTTCAAAATATGTTTTATTCTTCATTATACCCCGTGTAATTCTTGCGAGCTACTTTTTATAAGAATCTTCGACACTAAACATGAGATCGTGATATTTAGCATATAGATCATCTATTGTTTGTTCCATAGTTCGAGTTGTATGGGTGGTCCTCATAATATGGACAAGCAACATCAACATAAATTTCCCTTGTTTCGTCCCGTAATAAAGTGTTCCAATATCATGGGCGGTTACCTTTTTTGAGGGTATGGTCATTATTTCTTCACCACGATCAAAACGATCCTGATAATCTTGACTCTTCATTCGCTCAACCATATTTATCGCCGTCCTTAGTGTTCTCCGTTACTATAGATTCATTTACTTCCGTAATCCGGATATGGTGTCGTAACATAATCAACCATTAGACATGGTACATTGTTATCAGCTAATAGAGTGCTAAATTTAAACTCGATATCTGAATCATGTATCGACCATCCTAATTCTGCACCTAATCGAGTTGGTGGTATCCCCAGAGCGTCATATACCGCATTTAGGTCAAGCCACATCTCATTTCGTAGATCTCTACGTAGATCATTCTCGGCCTTTCGAATAGTTTCCATATCGCTCTTGAAATATCGTCCTGACAGCGAATCGCGACAGAGAGTTTCGCCCATTCCTGTGATATAGACTTCTTTGTCTTTTACCGGATTATTCTTGAGAGTATCTTGTTTTATTGAGTCATCAATTACGGCAGCTTTCTTTTCACCAAGAGTCTCGACAATTTTGCCTTTATATTCTTTCAGTGCACTTGCAGCGAGAGAATATGCCCCAGCTAAAGCTGCTTGTTTACGCAAATGGAGAGTGTGTGTTCCAATTATGCATCCGACAGTAATACCTGCCATTATTCCTGCTGGAATATAGCACTTCCATGTGAGTTTAATAATGTCTATTTTTGTTAGAGGTCCTCGTCCCTTTTCCTCCTTTTCAAGAATTTTGACGGCCTTCGCTGTGCCATCAATGGTCAAAGCGACCGTCGACCCTAAGCTAACTACACTTAGCCCTGTTGAGATGTTAGTGGAATTTTTGGATAAGAAATGGGTAAACATTTTTGTGTTCATAGTTCCGCTCCTTTCAAATTTGGAAAAAATTAAAAAGAAGAGCTAGGAATATTGGCCCAACGAAAACCAACATTCAGTAGGTATGGACATATCCATACGCCTTCGTGTCTTACTTCTCTTCTTTCATTATACCCTGTGTAATTCTTGCGAGGTCACTCTTCCTCAAACGCTACAACCGTCTTCCAGTTAGATTGCGGGGTTTTGTAATAAATACGAGTTTCAGTCATCACATCTAAATAAGTTATTCCATCTTCCTCATATATGGTAATAACTGTACCAGCTACATCATTAAGTAGATGCTGAACTTCGTCCTGATAGTCCGGTGTTTCCATACTCATAGTGTCTCGCCTCCTTTCAAAGAAAAAGAAAGAAGCTTATTCAGCTTCTTCTTTACACATTCCAATGACTGTTGCTATAAATGCTATACCTAATCCGATGTTGATTCCTTGCAATGTATGCAAGCATCTATCACTCCAGAATATCCTTTTTAGCAAATTCATAACTAATCACTCCTTTCATAATAGTATGTGTAAATCTAGCGAGGAGAAAAAAGGAAGCCTAAGCTTCCGATCTTGCGATTTTCGCAAGTCTTGTCTTAACTTCTCTTTTTACCAGAATCTCTTTAATTTTTTTTTCTACAAATTTCTTAATGTTAAACATTATCAATCACTCCTTTTAAAATTATTAATCTTCTATTATAGTGTGTGTAAATCGTGCGAGGAGAAAAAAAGAAGAGGATTCGATAATCCTCTCTTTAGAGTCTCTTAATTTTCTCCCAATCCATCAGTACATTGTGTACACCATTTGCCGCACCCATAGCGCCTATCACTGCAGCCGCTCCGATAAGTCCTCTCTTTAAACTACCTCCGTACTTTAAACCTTGACTTAATCCGATAACTGCCGCTAATGATATAACCCATTCTTGCTTCATTTGATGCTTAGCCGCGTACATGAATTCATGTCCTACAAAATTCATTTTCTCTAAAATTCTCATAACTAATCTCTCCTTTCATCATAGGACGTGTAATTCTAGCGAAGAGAAAAAAGGAAGCCTAAGCTTCCAATTTTTTGTTCTGGAAATATTCATTCAGCTCGTCCGTAATGTCTAAACCTAATTCGTTCATTTCATTGTTCTCCGGGTCCTCTGGATTTATGATTTAATTCCTTCATTATAACCCTTGTAATTCTCGCGAGTCTTCTTCAACTACCGCACGAAGTAGGAGTAAATAGTTAATATGATCAGTTATTTTTTCATCCCATAAAGCGATTGGTAACTCCTCTTCACTCTTACACATATCATAAACAGACACGGTATGTTTAGCCATCATACCCCTAAGTGCCTCACGTACTGTGCATTCTTCAAGTGCCGCAGCGACTTTAAAATTATGAAGACGGTCGACAGTTGCGTATTCTTTTGCTTTACTTTTTAATTTATCCTTACAAATTCGAAGTTCTCGGTCAACTAGTATGTCAAAACTTGTTGTGTCCATATTTATTCCTCCTTATACTTTTAGAAAAAAGGGGAAAGACGTGTTTTTATACACGTCCTCCTCGTAGAAGATAATTCTTTGCTTTGCTAGTGATAATATCTACTTGTTCATGCTTTGTTATAAACAGAATATAGATAAAGTTCGCAAATATGATTGCCCACGTATCATTACTCACTCCGCTACTCTTTGATATTTTTCTCGCTTCGTAGAGTTTTGCTACATTTTCAACTATCCTTGTGTACTCCTCCGTTTCTGGTGGATAACTCCGCAATAAATCTAAAACACTATCAATCTCCTTCTCAATTTTTGTTTTTCTTCTTCTGAAATTGGTGAACCACATAGTCCTTCCCCCTTCAAGATTTTTATTCTCTACTATAAGGTAGGTTATTCTTGCGAAGAGGGATCTTTGAAAGCCGTTTTACCAGTATCATATATAGAATTGTAGGGCATAATAGTTGGTTCTATCGTAGGTGGAGGAGTTGTCGTAAAAATAGATTTACTCAAATCGTAGGTCCCAGCCGCGGCAGTCGCAATTAAGAATGAATTAAGAAAGGCCAACCCAATGGATTCGATGGTGAAGTTATTGACTACAAACAGCATAAACATTTGGATGCAGAAAGCGAAGAATACAGCTAGCAGCCTGACCCACCAATCACTTAATTTGTCTTTGATGGGTTCTTTAAAGAATTGCACCAACAGAAAGGTAACCGCCATAAGTCCAGCATAACTTCCTAAATACGATATTGTTAAATAATCGTTAATCATTTATAAATTCCTCCTTATATTTTTTTAGCGTAATTAGCAGCTAAAATAGCCGTATCTGGACCGGTAGTCCCACATAAATTAGTAACATTTGGATGATCTTTTATCTCTGGACCGCCAACGACAATCAAATGCTTTGCTGCACGAGCATAAGTATTGATGGGGGGTTTACCATCCCTACAAGAAATTAGACAGTTATCTAATCTCTCAGCAATTTGTATTGCTGGTGAAAAATCTTTGGTTGTCCAGAAAACAATCACATGATCCACTATATTTTCCTCCTTAATATTTAAGTCCATGAACAATCTAGTCCAAGGAAATCCGGTCCCAGGGCAACCCGAATGATCCGCATTAATTCTACTATGTCCTATAATCCGGTCATTGTTCGGGGTAATAACTGGATATTTACCCATAATAAATTTATGAAGCCATAATGTCGCCTGATATTGTTCTTCTGGCATCCAGTCTCCGGACTGTCCTTCATGCTCAATACCAATAGTGTAACGATTAGGATTCGTTCCATCGTAGAAACGCCAATTAGGATTAATAACTACGCCCGCATGCCATGCTTTTTTTTCCATATCTACGAGTTGAAATATCTCACCTATTTTAGTTACAAGAAAATGTGCACTTGCTCGTGAATCAGGGTCACAAAGCCAATGTAAGCATCCAGGATATCTTCCGGCGGTAATATGATCAACAATAGCAATAGGTTGTCGCCCATCTCTACTGCTACAATTGACACTATTTATAACTTTAATAAGTGGCATTAGTTATCCTCCCCCTCCTTTCGGGACTAGACAGAGGAGAATGCCAATTCCTGTAGTAATAATAGCGCCTATGACTGTTCTCCAAAGCCAGACATTGGTTCCTTCCAGTTGAGTTATCCGAAAGATATTTGATTTGATACAGGCAGTATTCTCAATAATTTTATTCTCCACAACATTAACCTTTTCTCTGAGATCAATTTGGGTAGTAAGTAAGGTTTCCACTTTGACTAGTCTTTCTCGGATTTCCATAAGGATATCTTGATCTGACAATCCATCACCAACCTTCTTTAAAAAATATAATACAGTGTGACTGGGTTGAACAACCGCTTCCTACCTCGTACGATATTGACTTAGGTA